TGTTGTGCCATTGGCCCAAGGCCAGACATAAAAGAACTAAACTGTCGCTGTTGTTCCGGGGTTAGCATCGAGATGTTCCTTTCGTGTGTGCTTCCCCCCATCATTGTTTTTCCCATCGTCTGCCTCCATGTATTCCATCAATACACTTTTTGATTGTCTAAACCCATGCCGTTCGCTATGGCGCGGGTAATTTGTTACCCAATAAACTTTTTTCAATTTTAGCTTTTTGATAATTTCTTTTACATGATTTGCCAAGCGTTTTACGGCTTGCCCTTTGCACCAATACTTATTATCAACTGAAAACGTATTGATAATCCCGTCTTTGGTTAATGGATCGATCACAAACCACAAAAAACCCTGAACGATGTTGTTTTCATCGGCTAACACATACAAATGATTGAATGGGTTAAGTGTTGGCCCTTCTTTTCCATGAACCAAACAATTAATTTCTTGATATTTATAAAATTCTTCAATGCTAAAATCGCGGTGTTTTACTTGTTCGACTAAATATTTTGGAATGTGTACAGGTGAAAAAACCCTTACCCATCGCAATTCGTCAATATCACATTTTTTATCGCTCATCCTGTTGCCCTATGTACCTAATATGGCCTATTAGTTGGCCCGCCGCTACTGAACCCTGATTCGCCGTTGTAAATGCACTACCGGTGTTCCATACTTCACATCGATAAGTGTTACTTATAGCGTTCAACACGCATTCAGTACCCCCAGTGTATGTAAACACCGAAGGTTGTACGATCCCAACAAATGGTTTTTCATCGGTTACAGCTACCTTGTAAGGTAGTTCTATATACATGTTACCGGTTATAGCCCCGGTGTTAGCTGTCCATTCAACATCGAACCATACATCAACAAGCAAACCTTGCCGAAGCACCCATCCTTTTTGATGGTCATAAGTGAATGTGGTTCCTGAATTGGCAGTATCTTTTAAAATTGGTGTCCATGATCGATCGGGTTCTGAAAAATCAGCCCGAATATCGCCGTTGATCCCTTGGGCAACATCTTCATACATTCTTTGAAGGGAAAAAACTAATTCACGCAAATACTTTTCAAGTTCTTCAGGGTTCCCGCTTCTTATTTTTTCGGAATGTAAAGGTAAAACAATGTTTGTTGCTACCGTCATCCTAACGTTCTCCTTCCCCTTGGCCTAAACCATGGTTTGAACGCATGGATCTTTAATGGTCTGTCGGCGCCTTCGGATTCTATGCGTATTTGATGAACATAACCAATGCCGCCACCATAAGCCCTTTTCCATACCTTTGTTCGATAGAATTTTCTTTCAAAAATTTGTCCACCTGCAGTGTAAGAACCGAAATCAGTTGCATCAACATCAACCGTGAATGTATCACCATCAATTACGGTAACAAGAAATTGTTTATTATTTGCTTGTGTCATTCCTTCGATACCATAGAAATAAACTTGCTTTCCTGTAGAAAGGCCATGTTTACCAGAATAAACAGTCAAACCTTGTGTTGGATCACCGGCATTAGTCAATTCCACATTTGAAATTTCACTAATAAATCCAAGATCCGGCAATAAATCTATTCCCTGACTTTCATAATGTGTCTCATTGTCGTTTTTGTAGAAAAATACCTCTAATTTTGTCTGTTGGTCACTATCACAATAAAAATCTACATATCCAAGTTGAGCTTCAATCCCCTGATCTTTGTATGGGTTCCATCCAGCGCTGTAAAGTTTAAATTCAATACTACCCCCATTATCGGAACCTTCGGTTTCCATGATGTAGATATTCCCAACACGATCGCCACCAAGAAAAATTTCACTGTTTTGTGACCAGTAGAATGAAAAGGCGGTTTCATCATTAAAATCTTCTGCCGCTTTATCAAGATCGTTTGCGGCAATGAAATCTTCTGCCGCATAATCAATTGCCGTTCCACCATAGCCAAGAACATTCACCATGTTTCCATCAGAAAATGAATAACGTGAATATGAACCGGAATTATCATCGTAGATTAGGGCAGATTTTGCATCCACTTCGCCATCGCCGGCGTTTTGTTCCTTTTCAGGATAAAGAATCCATGTTCTTGTATTGGCATAGCTTCTTGCGGCGAATACTTTTCCGAACCAATCATCATCGATAACTTCGGTTGCGAAATCTTGGATTCTTTCATCAACACGCCGCGTTTCTACTCCATCGGTTGCAGTAATCCCACGTTGACCAACTGCCACAACGTATCTATCATAAGCAACCGATGCCATCCGGCCATCACATGATCTAAAATCATTAATTTTATCCCACCTGAAAGGAAGTGCCGGGTCAGGAACAGGGCGAATTGTCCAGACTGAATCGGTAAATTCGACAATGATTATATCTTGAATACTTCTGGCTGATATGATTTGTTCGCCCGTAGGCGCATCAACAAACCCACCACCACCTGGGGTAGTGTCATCCCAATTGCCGGGATTTTGTGCTGCACACCATCTTGCCCTTTGTGGGAATGTGATTGTGTTGGATCCATTAAATTCAAAGGTGTGCAAAGTAAGCAAACGTTGTTTGATGCTAAAAATCATTTTGCATCCATAAAGAACGTTTGATCCACCCAACGATGGTTGGAACTGCCTAATTGGTGGGACAACTAATCCTGCCGGAGGGGAAGCTATACTTGCGTCATAATAAACGATGCCATCGGTTCCTGGCGCCGCACCCGATCCATCATAAGCTTTGCCATTTGTAATATAAACCCTGTTGTTAACGCCCGGATTTTGCCAATTTGCCGCCCATATGTAATCAAGGTTTGATCCATCAAAAACATCGTTATCAGTGTAAATTGTTGTTGCCGCCGCATCTACCAAATCAAGCGGTTCGAACAAATTTATTCCAGGATTGTAAATCGCTATCCGTTCAGTGTCAGCTATGAGTAATTCACGGGAATTATCAGATCCAATATATCGGAAAATTCCCATGATTCTTAAACCTTCAAAAGTACCTAATCTGCCGGAATTTGCAGTATAGGTGCCTAATGAAGTTCCATCAACTGCCGTACCTGTCGAGTCTAAAAGCTCAAAATTTGTACCTGATAGGTTGTCGATCGTGTATTTGGCCCCGTTGATATTGGCCCATGTTCCACCGGATAAGTAGTGCAATGTGACAGTATCACCATCAGAAAGACCGGTAGCACTAGTAACCGTGAATACTGCCGGATTGGCATTTGTTGCCGCTGTAATTTCCCTACCATGAACCATTTCCCCCAAAAATCTGTAGCCTTCGCGTTTTTCCACGTAGCCATGATGAATATGACCGTTTTCAATGTCTGAAAAGGCATCTACCGGACGAAGCCATAATGCCGAATCAGTATCTAAACCTGTTCCGAATGGCGCTATTAAAAACGGTTGATATGCCATTATGCGCGCCCACCTACAACCATCACCATATGGGAATTTCCACCAGTTATTAGGGTATTATTTTGATTTCTAACGTAAAGCGTAAAACCTGATGTTGTTTTATTCCCTATACTTACTATTGATGGGTTACTCGTAACATTATCGATTGCAGTTCCAACGACTGCGTAATTTGCGTTAACCATCGATGTTGTAAAAGTATAGGTATATTGCGCAACTCCACCCACTCTTGTTGATGAAGCTATCCCAAATGAACCTGATCTGGTTCCGTTAGCAAGAGTATATGACCAAGCCGTGATCACATTGTTTTCATTCATTGTGATATTTGAATCAAAAGCAAAAGAATCAAGTTTTAAGGAAGTTGAAAAGCTTCCTAAGCTACCATCTTCAGTGATTTGAATATCATTTGCTGGGCTACGATCATCCAAGATGAAAAGTTCTGTTTCGCTTGAACCATCCTGTTTTGAATAGATGATCATTGTATCATCAATTCTTGTTGGCGTTGTTGGCGGCGCACTTGGTATTGCGTCCCTTTCAATAAAGTTCAATTGCCAATGCTGAAGCGTATCATCACCTTCTTCAATTGCCGAAAAGTTATCACCTAGAACGGTAGGATAGTTCCTAATCTTTGTTCCATTCGCCGGTAAAGTTTTATCCCAAGCCATTAATTCCCCCTAAAAATTCGGCATTGCGCGTGTGTTTAATAGGTTCTGATTTGTGCGATTCAAGCAATAGTCAAGCTGTTCTTTGTAAAGCATCGTGACTTCTTGGTATGCATCCATTTCGCCTTTATCGGCGTGTATATCTCTAGCCGTTCCATAAGCAATGCTTGGCCCCCATTGATCAAGTAATGGCTTGTCTGTAGCATTAATGAAAAATGCCTGTGTTGTTCCCGATGCTGTAGTAACTAACGTGTTTGAATAGGCTTTCACCTTAAAACGATATGCTGTATCGGGAACCGGATAAAATGTGAACTGATTGTTGTAAAACAATACCGCGGTAGGCCTTCCCGCTTGGAATTGAATATATGAAAAGTAAATGTTTTGTCCACTTGCCGGGGCAGTTGCAAAAGCTACACTAAGCGTGCCGGTTGATAGATTAAGGGTTCCTGAACCCCCTAAACTTCCCGATAGAGCAATGTTTGATGTGGTAAATGTTGTGCTTGTGTCCTGAAAAACTTCATTATTATCAGTCACAACAGTTGAACCGGGTAATATAGGGAAATTGCCGGCCGTACCGTTAAAAGCAACGGTTGCGCCGTCACCTGTACCGATAGTTTGCCGGCCGATATTTTCAGGATTATTTTCATAGAAGGCTGCAGGGTCTTGATACCAAAGCAATGACAAACGATCCAATGTGGCAGGCGGTTCAAAATTAATGTACCCGGCTGGCCAGTCATAGGATTGCTGATTTGCAACAGTCAAGAATTCATAAAAAGTATGAAACCTATCAAGCTTTAATTCGGCCGGAAAGGTATATTGAAAATACTTATTTATGTATTCATCAAGCTGTTCATTAGAAAGTTCCTGTGGCGAAAACCTTCCAGTGACTTGCCTAACCTTTTGTCTGATTTCAGAAAGATCCCATTCAGCCATTTTTTACCCTTAAATAAAAACTTCACGCATTTGGAAACGGGAATTTCTACCTTTCAAAACTTTACGCATTGATCCTGTTCCATCAGGTTGCCAGCCCCACATTGGGGTTGATTTTGATTCAACATGACGTGCGATAAAGCGGGGAACGGTATATTTTCCACCGTGCATGAATGTAAATGTGTGCTTATTTGTTGCGTTTCCATATGTGAATTTCTGCATCAAACCCGGTTCTTCTAGGTTCATGAATTCGTAATCCACAAGTTCACGCAAATGTTTTTCTTCTTTTTCAGTGTATTTTCTGTTTGGATCGTTTGGATCGATAATGGGTAGTGATTGCAACCTTTTACCGTCAACTTTTTCCATGATTGCTTGTTCCATCTAGCTATCTCCTAATTAAAGGGGGCTGGCCCGATATCAGGCCGCCCCAATGTTGTTTAAACAACAGGTTCTTCACCGCGGACAACTGCAGTCATGCTAGCGCTATTCGCGCCAACTGCACTTGTTCCAAGTGTCAAACCTCTGATTGCAAAGTTTTCAGTAGGTACCGGATCACCATTGCTATCACTTACACGGGATGCAACACCGCCGCTTACATAAACGGAATCGGATGATGTATCTTCATTTAGAGTGATTGCAGTAGCGGTAACGGATGCCACTGTGTAGGTATCATTCAAGCTATTAGCTGTTGAACCATCATCAGCAACACCGGACACTTTGATTGTGTCCCCGGCTACAATTCCAACTTGTGCAATGTTGCTTGCTGTAATAACGCCAGGATTTGCATTGGTAAAACCAGTGATCGCGGCGCCATAAATTGCATTTTGGGAAATGGGTGTAACCCCATTTGATCCCGCAATTGTTCCAGCATCTACATCTAAAACAGTTGCATCGGTAAACCCGCTGTTCCAGTACCAAGATCCGCCATTTGTAAGGTCTACAATGGTGATTTCGACCGGGTCAAAGCCGCAATCTAGGTTTCTAGCTACGGCAGGGTTTGGGTTTGTCCATGTGAAAGATTTAACTTGTGCCATTTTTCACCTCCTATGAATGTGTTGCTTCAAGATTCAACATGAAGGCATCATTGAGGATTCTGGCGACAAAAGGATGATCCCATCCAACAGAACCCCTTTGATGCAACGGATCGGCGGATCCTGCTGAACCAAGTGGTTCCACGTAGAAATTCCCTGTCTCACTTCCAAGATGAACAACCGCGTATGCTTCTTTACCGATGATAAAGTTGTTATATACAGGTGTTGCGGCGCTTGTTACGCTACCAACTGATGTATAAAGCCAACGCACGTTTCCGGTTGCGCCCCATTCAGAATCAAGAACTGATTGCTGGTTAGGGTAGTTCGCACTATGGGTGAAGTTGGAAACAGCTTCCAAATCATCCAAAAGCGCTGTATCAATGTAGCCCCAAAAAGCCGGCCTAACTGGCGCGGTTCCAAAGGCATCGCGGCCAACCACAACATTTGAAATCATTTCGGCATCGTTATTAAGTAGCGTTTGAACAGCGCTATCAATATCAGCCTTAGTGAGTTCCGTTGGAGTTGAGCCATTTACACCATTACTACATTGCAAAACCGAACTGGTAGAAGCTAGGACATCCCTAGTCACTTCATCCATGGTTTGTGCTAAGTTCTGTGCAAGTAGCCTAGAACTTTCATTAAGCACACGATCTTCAACAGTCAATTCGACCTGATTTGTGATCGTTACAAAGTTACCGTAGAAATCAACACGCGCTTTAATGTCTGTAACAGAAAGCGGCGCCCCCGGCGGGGTAATTCCATCCTGCAAAGGAATAGGAACAGTTGCAAGCCTTGCATACCTGCGAAACACAATGGTATCGCCCATTTTTTCAGGAAGTACACGTTTCTGAGCGAACTTCGTATGAATTAGCTGTGGATAAGCTGTCATCAAAAGAAGCCGGTCATAATACTCCCGAACGGCCGGAGGTAGCACGGCTGTGGTTGTCACATTAGCCATTTTTTATCTCCTAGTAATAACCAAGATTTTTCTGGACATGTTGCATGAATTCAGCATCAGACATTTCTTTGTATCGCTTGGCTTGGTTGATAGGTGATGTTTGACCAACGCTAGAAAGTGATCCCGCCTTATTGGCGTTTTGAACTATGCGTTCGGCATCAGCGTTTTTCTTTTCACTTTTGACAGCCTGTTTGTAGCTGTCACTATTCTTTGCCAAGTAATACGCAAGTTCGTAATCCTGCGTTCTTGCTAACGTGTCCCGTAAACTTGGGTTTTGTTTAAAAACTTCGGGTAAATATTTTGAGACGACTTGTTGATAATCCGGGTATCTTTGCGTCATCTGCAGTTCTTGAATCGTCATCTGGAATTGTTGTTCTTTTTTAGAAAGGGCTTTTTTAAGATCCCTAACTGTTAGAACGTCATCTTCAGATAACCCATCGAAATCATCCTTCGGCTGTTGCCTCGGTTGACTTTGATTTGCCTGCATTAACAAAAGATGATCACGCATCATCTTCAATTCATCTTGTAACTTCTGACGTTCTGCCCTTTCAGCCTGTAACGCATCTAGCGGAACTTGACGGGGTTCGCTAGAAGGTTCTGCCATTTGGTGATCAGAATGATCATCAGTTACCGGGGCGGCGGCCCCCGCGGTTTGATCGCCCGAAACGTGTGGTTCTTCAACTTCCATCGCGTATAGTCTCCCTTCGCCCTTTAAGTTGGCGGCACTATTGTGTTACGTAGGCACCCGGAATTGATGTGGTTTCCACGACCAAATCATTCGCTTTTTCCGCGCCAAGTGCTAACAGCCCATCGTAATCAAAAGGCCGTTGGGGCATATTAATATCCCAACGCATGGTTCCCTTTTGGTTATCCACTTCAGCCACCATCATTCCCACTTGTGGAGAGGGCTTCTTTGGATAAGCTTTAATGAACTTTTGCAAAGCTGGTTTCCCGTCCACGCAAACTTTGGCAGGTTTGGCAAACATGACAATCCAATAAGGATCAGTGCGATTCTTATTGGCATCTAAAATGTCTTGAATGATCTTTTCGTCTGCTTCGATTATTGCGTTGCGGGTTTCCCCTGTCTGTTGCATTTAAAAATCTCCTAATACTTGTAATTCCAAGCTTCGCTTGGATATCCACGGTTTGTTCTTGGATCACGATTAATGCGGCCCATATCGCTTTTCTGCGCTTCAAACGCATTACACTTTTTAGGCATCTTTTCGTGTCCCATAACACCGCTTTTGCTTGCGCCTTTAGATTCGTCCCTTCGGTCTTTGTAAGATTGCATCTTTCCAGACTCTTTTCCTCTACGCATACCAAGGGATTCATCCATTCGGGCGGAATAGCCTTGTTTAGCCATTTATCGCCTCCATAGGTTGTTGTTGTGGTATTTCCTGAAGTAGTCCACCCACTTCAGGGATATCCCGCGCTGGCTGATTAGCCTTTGCGGAAATTTCTACATCATCCGATTTCACTTGTTCTTCTTTTGCGCGATTCATTTCTTCCATCAATCGGATAATCTGCAGGTATTTCATCAAACGATCGTCATCTAAACTTTCTAGTTCCTTAGCCGCCTTAACGCGTGCCAATGCACTATCGGCGCGGTTTTCAACCGCCTTAGAAGCCCTTTCATCTTCAAGGCCCATATTTGCTACCGCACGGGTAAACCTTTCTTTGCTCAATGCAACATCTGAAATTGCCTTGGCTTGGGCCGATTGACTTTGTGTTTGAAGAAGCTGTTGTTGTATTTGTTGCTGTTGTTGCGCCTGCCGTGCTTGCTGTTTCTGGTTTTCTTCAATTTCTTGATTCGTTCCCGATTTACCTTGAAGCGGCGCGGCGTTATAAAGCATTTGTGGCGTAATTGGGCTACCCTGCGGGCCGCCTGTTAGTTGATAGATATCAACCATCTGCCTGAAATTCATTTGCCGTTGTGTTTCTGTTAGAATTCCTTCTTGAACTGAAACGTCATATTTAGTGAATTCGGCGTTGTAGAATTCTTGTGTTGGTTCTTGATTCAGGATTCTTTTAACTTTTTCAGGGCGCCATTTTTGAATAAGCTTCAGAACTTTTTTACTTACTGCTTTTTGGCTTCGGCGTAGGTTATCAAACAATTCCTGCAGGTTCACAACTGCCGCACCCTGCCGTAACATCATCATCACGCCAGAATCACCAGCATTTTCAGTAATACCAAACGCGGCATCATTGATCCCGGCAATTTCCATCATATCCTTATCGAAAAGTTCCTGAAGTTGGAACATGGAAGGCGGGATTTGGGCGGGCGGAATTTTTTCTAGTGCACCCGGCTTTGCATCATCGCGGCGCCAAATAACTTTACCCTGTGAAGATTGGAATAAACTTCTTGGGTTAATGACAGATTTTTCATCTGCAATCCACCCGGAATTGATTTGTGAATCAAGAATATCTACCATCTGTGAACGCCGGCGATTTGATTCACGTTGCGGATCAACCATACATCGGGTCAAAGATTGAACTTTTAGCCCCCACTGATCCGATTCAGGTTCAAATATCGCGGTGAAAGGCACAAATGGGTATTCGTCTAGGTCATATGGGTTAATTTCTGATTTAATTAGCTGATCATTGACAATGATGTGCAGCTCGATATAGCGTTTTGGCTTTTGAACAACCTTCAATTGTGGAAATTGATCAAGAAAAGCTTTTACTGTTTCACGATCTGCATCAAATTCGGTTGTTTCCCCTGTTTCCATGTCAACCAACATGGGAACATTGCGCCATTTCTGTTCGTAGAACTCATTATAGGCCATCAATTCTTGGCCGTTGGGTTGCCTTTGATATGGTAGCCATGTGAATTTATCGTCACGTTCCCACCCCATGCGATAAAGAGAATAAATTTCCTTATCATGGCCCGGTAAAAGCGATGCAACATGATCAACATTTAAATATTTACGCCGCATTATGTAACCGCAATCGCTAAAATCAAGGCGCGTAAGATAGGGATCACATATGAATCCATTGTAAGGTTCGCGGGCAAAGCGGATATCCCCATTTATGGGATCATCGCGGTAATCTACCCACAAAGAAAGAAGGTTCCATCCTGTTTTTAAGGCGCCACCAAAGCAATCGGATATCATGTGGTATCCATCGCCATAATTCATTGTATATAGAAGTAATTGTGAAAGCTGATCCGCGGTTTGTTGATCCGAATCTTCTATCGGAACAACAACAGACGAAAGCCGATGCTTCCTTTGATATCCTGTAACCATGTTGATATTTCTACGAACACGGTTGAATACAAAAGTTGATCGCCCTTCCTGAAAAAGATCCTTTTTTTCTTTTTCATCCCATTGATCACCAAGATAGAAACGCAAATCCCTTTCCGCTTCAGGGAAGTAGGGATCCCACGCATAATAAGCTTCGTTATATCGCGTATCAAAATCTTGAATAATGTTTTGATCTGTCGGCATCACACCTTCTCAATCGGTTTTTACTTTCACCGTACTGAAAGATGCGGGGCCGATGATACGGCATCGGTTGAAATGATCAGTTTCACCCCGCGTGTAGTTTCTGCCCTATGTGGTTCTGGGCAAGTTATAGTGAAATATCACTATAACCGGTTATAAGTTGCTATAACTTATTCCGGGATATTCTGTTTTTCGATTGCACTTTCAAACTGCAGATCGTATTTAATTTTTGCTTTTGCTTGGCATCCTGCACAAAGTGCAATTAATCCAATTAGTAGAATATTTTTCATAAGAATCCTTTTCCTAACATTATAATAAAATCGAATTTTTACACATGTCGAAAACTGTAAGCTCTTTCTAGCAAATTTGCTTCTTCTTCTGTCATTGTTCCACGCCGTACTTTGTTTTGCGTTATCGCCATGTATCTAAAAGCATCTGCACAATGGCTTGACCAATCATGCACTGGTTTGTCGCTGTAAACATTTAGTTTTTCATTGAAACTTTTGTGGTAGTTCTCCAACGCTTTTATCAGGAATGAACATTTTTTTTCATCTATCCACAATCTGGGGAACACACCACGCGCAAGTTCAATACCTTCTGAGATGGGTATATTTGGCACTATCTTGAATCGAATGCCAAGTTCTTTTGCAATTTCCAACCGTGTTTGCGCGCCTGATCCAAGTTCACGAACGCGGATATCATGCGGCGCATAGTGATCGCCCCATATGTAATCGTATTTTTCGCCTTCAGTCTGCAACCATTTTACATAGTGATTTAATCCTTCACCTTGGTTTCTGTACATGTTGATAACGTGCAATTCGTTTCCAATGTTCTGACAGAGTAGGATAACTGTTTCATCTCCCACGCCAAGATCCCAATAAGTATCAACACAACAATTTGGGTCATAAGGCACACTTGTAACCCGTCCATCGAGTTCAGCTTTTGCCAAATATTTCGCATAATAAGCCCCTTCTATTCCTTGATCAAAATTACAATAGTATTCTTGTTGGATTAAATGTTCGCTCATCCCTTCTTGACGTTCAACTTCCATATCTTCATCAGTCAAAACGCCTGTATCGGTAATAGTCAACTTTTGACAAAACCAATCTGGGTTATGTTCGGCCATCAAGAATAAATCGTGACCGTGGTTTTTACCACGTGGGGTGAAATTGAAAACAGCCCAACCGCCGTTTTCACGCAAAATAGGGCGAATGAAATTCCAACAACTGGGATCCTGAAGGGAATATTCTGAAAAGATACAACCAACGGGGTTGATACCAACGTTAATGATTTGATCTGTACCAATGATTTGAATGATCGAACCATTGGTTAGTTTAACCTTCATTTCATTGCTGTTGATGCTTCCATCTATAATTTCCTTGGGAATGTAATCAAGAAACCTTTTCCCGTCTTTATTTGCGCCATCCCAAAGAATCCTACGGCCAAGTGTAGAAGTAGGAAAAAAATATACATAGGTTCCAACACGATGCCACCATGCTTGTTTGATCATGAAGTTGAAACAGGCGATTTCTTTACCTGCACGCCGATGCCAAACCAAAACCGCACGTTTACAACCGTTGTCCATAGCCTTTAAGAAAGGCACTTGATAGGGACGCGGTGTAAAACTTGGTATTCTTACCCTTTCTTGGACATACTTATCATTGAAGTTATTCCAAAACTTCGCTTTCGGATTTTCCTTTCTCATCTTCCCACTTTTTCGGCGGTCCATCGCCGAAATGTACAATTTCTTGAATCACCTGCCCGGTATGATTTAGACGAACATCGTCACGCTGCCCAAGCATTTGTTTGCCTAAAAATATGGCCATAGATGCGTTTTTATCTGCCAAAAGCCATTGTTTGCGCCGCAATGAAGCTTTACCACCTTCCCGCCATTCATCAATAAGATCGCCAACGCACTTTTTAAATTGCCTTTGCGCTTCCCTTTGTAGTGTTCGCCTATTGATGCCCAAAAAGGCGGCGATTTCATCACGTGTGCATTGAATAGCCGCAAGTTTTTTAACTTGTTCCCAATCAATTTCCGGAACTGGCGGCCCACGTTTTCCCATTTCAAATTTCCTCTATCGGTTTTTTATGCTTTTTCCCGCAAGTAGGGCAAGTATATTCTTTAACATCTTCTTCTTTTGGTTCATCAAAATCCAATTCAAGTTCTTTACTTGAAAATCCCCATTCCTGCAGATCATCAACTTCCCATGAATTAGCTAAGATATCCCAATCCCAACTTCCAACGTTTTTATTTAATCGAATATTTAGTTCTTGAACTTCTTTGTCCGTCAAAGGTTCATCGGGAACATAAACATCAACTTCCTTATACCCCATTTTTCGCATGGTTTTAAGGCGCTGGTGGCCGCCAATGATCACATCATCAGTATTGATAACAATAGGTTCGCATTGGCCAAACTTGTCTAAGCTTTTCTTTAAGTGTTCGCCTTGATCTTTCGTAAGCTTTCTGGCATTTTTAGCGTATTCATGCAAATCTTTGATTTTCCGCTTTTCCAACTTCCATTTCACTTTTTAATTCCATCAAAATTAAAGTTTGTCTAAAATTTTGTCCTTCCCGATATTTCTACGCCGTCCCTAATTATTCCGAACGAATTAGTAGCTAAATGATCTTCTGATTTGGGATAAAAACCACAAGACCTCTCCATATTTTTATATTCTTTTTCAGTTACTTCCTTCCATGAATCCATTGGAGGTGATACTTTTAAATAAAACTTTGGTTTTATGTTTAAAGGGTCATCCATTTTCATACTCCCGTTAAAATTTTCCATGCCTTTCTTACCTGCTGCGGAACTACCGCATTTCCGAGCGATTTAAGTCTGTCCACCTGATAGGGTAGCCCATCAGTAACTCGACAAATAGTGGAGACAGCTTCTTGCCAATCATCTCTGGATTCAAACGGCCTATAGAGTCCTGAATGTTCTCGCCATGTTTCGAGTTCTGAGTGCTTGGGGAAGGCTTGCGTATTGGCTTGCTGGCCTGAGATGCTGTTGGAGTTGCAATCATTTTCACCATGCAGGGCAGATTCGGACTGTGTCTCTTCCTTTCCGATGGTGCTTCCCCCGAATCCTTCCAATCCCTTGCCTTGGGAGTCGGCCATAATTTTCTCTTTGGGTTTAGCACCTTCTCTGGCAATCCTTGCTGTTTGCTGTTCGACCCTCTTCTCTTGTAGTCCTGTGCTGTTGGCGTGGGCCACATCTGTGGATAAGCAACTTGCTCGTTCAATCTTCCCGAACATTTCCTCTTGCTCATGCTGTTCCCTCGATGCAATGCTCGATCCAATGCTTTCCCTTCCCTCACAGGCAGATGCTCCATTGTGCTTGGAGTGAGCCAGTAAGAACCATCTTTCACGTCTGTGTAAAGCTCCGACCCCACTAGCGGATATAACACACCATCGACAATCATACCCCAGCGCGGCAATTTCTCTAACGACTCGAATCCCTCCTCTATGGGTGATAGCAGGGACATTTTCAAGGAATAAGAACTTGGGCTTGATTTCTTTGGCCAAGCGCATGATTTCGAAAAATAGACCGCTTCGCTCTCCTTCCAAGCCTTTTCCAGCTCCTGCAACAGAGATGTCCTGGCACGGAAACCCTCCATATATGATGTCAATATTTCCTTTAATAAATTCATCTGGAAATCTTCTAGAGGATAATGTTGTAATATCGTCCCAAATTGGTGCTTTGGGCAAATCCCCTTCTTGCATTCTTTGCATGAGTACGCTTTGGCAGAATGGTTCGATTTCGCAGTAGGCAACTGGTCTAACCCAGTCTTGCAGTGCGTATGTGATTCCCCCGATTCCCGAAAATAAATCCAAACCATTTAACATCTCCTATATACCTGCAACCCCAAGATGAAATTCAAGTTGCGCCGTATTTTTTGGAAATGCCTTTCTATGTAATTCCTTAAACTTATCCGGCCTTCCTGCAGGGGTTAGCTTCAAAAGTGTTCGAACTTGGGCAATGACAGCCATCAAGGCGGGATCCCCTACATCTTTTGAAAGAAACTGATGGTTTTTATGCTTGCGAAAACGACCCTTTACAATAGGGTTCCGATCCCTAATTTCCTGCATCACTTCTTCAGGCAATACTTTATAGATGTAATTGTGAATAAAACCCGAAAGCCATGCACCCTCATGAATAGGGCGGTTTTTAGGGATTTCTTTATCATAAACACGGTAAATATCAGGCCACATATCACCGGCAAACCGCATTTCATGCGGGCGTAAATAGTCACTTAGAAAGCGATTAAAATATTCTACGATTGTGTTTCGCTTTATTTCCTGCAAATATCCCGAAACATCATAGCAAACAGCCCTAACACCCGCTTTACCGAATGCCCTTACAAGATTCCAGCATTGATCAACAATTTGACGCTGTGAATTTGACATTTCAGCGCCTTCAAATTTTGCTAATTCGATAATCTTTTCAGCAAAATCAAAAAGAACATCAGCATGAAAGCCAATGGCTATTCTTTTTTGCCCCGGGATTTGCCAACGCAAGGGTTCGCCAATAACTTCGCGCAATTGACCGCGCAAAGCCGGAAAAAACTTACCCTTAAATGTTCCTAATCCGAAAAATCTTTCAGCACTTCTATAAGAAATAACCGGTGTGCCATCCTTTAGAATGGTTACTTCTAATTCAATATCGCCAATGGGCAAAAGCCCACTATGGTTCGTAGCTTCTTGAACTTTCATGTAGTCCCCTTAAATTTAATCAGGAAGGTATTTAGTCACCTCCATAGGATCAAAACCTTTGTAGTTATCGTTACATCTATCGATGAAACGTTTGAAAATCGCATCTTCACGCATTTTCATTAATTCCATTTCCTGATTCAGAATCTTTTTTTCCATCCGGTAAAGCTTCAGAGCTTTCTTGATTCTCATTTCCCGGTTGTTGTCCTTCATCTTCAATAACCTTTGCTTCCTGAACAATGATATGCCTGATCTGATCAACCGTTGTCCAAAACCCCGTATTGGTTTCATCGTTAATGAAAACATTCCCCGCATTAAGGCATTCAAAATATTCCTGAACCTTATTTTCCGGCACATATAGCGCTACTGTTTTATCATCTTTGTATGTGATACGAATGACGTAACTCATTATTGATCCCCTTTATATCTTTTGCCAGCGCCTTTTGGGTGCAACAATGCGGCGGCGCGTTGATCTAATTTCTTGTTCTTGTATTCTTGCGATTTTAGGTTGCGCAATTCCTTGTTGCGTATGGGCTTTCCATCCCGATTTAGCGCACCTTCCCGCATTTCTAGTTCACGATATCCATCGGAACCCCAATGGCCGCGTTCTTGCCTACCCATTTTTAATCTTCTTCTTCAAGTTCATTATTTACATCTTCAAGCGCTTCTTTGCTTTTTTCTGCTAGTTCTTCAGCCTTTTCTTTTGCTTCATAAGCTTCAACAAAAGATTTTGCGGCTTGGTACATGCTATATTGGCATCGCTTAAAGTGTTCCTCAATAGCTTGGCCACTTCTTTTTTCGATATCTTTCAGCCTTTCAAGGCATTCTTTGACATTTTCAAGATCTTCTTCAAACATTTTTTTCCTCCTTTTGTATGCAAAACCGCCATAATATCGCGCTTCAACATATTTCATTAATTGTTTGTATTGCTTTTCTGTTTTATCCATTCGTGAGTTCCATATATGATTTTATTCATAAAATCGGGATCATTTTCATTTTTCTCATATAGGGTCTTCAGATATTCGTTTTCTGGCGTAGACAACATCGGATATTGACGAAATATAAGTGTGCCTTTTTTTCTTTTAGCTTTAACTTTCATAGGAACCGTGTTAGGCAATACTTCGCTATGGCCGCCGCACATAAAATCAAATGTACTAAAAATATCGATACCCAAATATTCCAAATATGCCATTTCATCAGCAGCTTCATTCATCATCGGTTTCCCCTTCATCAGCCCAACCACACCAAGCACAATGCCCAGTTGCTACAAAAGGTGCCCAATTTTCCCGTCCGTCTCCTTCTGCACAGCTATAACATCTGACAAGAAACAACTGGCCCTTATCACTTAGGAAATTCGGTCCCTTTAACTGCTTTTCCCGTGATATTGGATAATCTAAAACACTTTTCATTGGTTAATCCCTAAAAATTACATAACTATCAGCTACAATGTTGCCAATAAATCCACCAACACCACACCAAAAAAACCAATCGTTATTTAAATAAATTCCTATGCACATAGCAATTATGCAAATTTTTTCTATTGGATACATTATCGTTTTCCTGCTTCGAGAATTGGCAAACCCGCTTCAGTTGGTACATAGATCGTTTGCATTTGGTTTGTCTGAAGGCCTTCAATCCAACGATAACGCAAATAGGCTTCGTTTCCCTTC